CTATAGACTGGTATGGTGCTAATAATGTGCCTACGTTCATGCACCCTTACGACTATATGTCTGATTATTTCATCGACGTTATAGCAGTTTCTGGAGATTGGACAGATTATCAAGCATTAGCTTTAGATCCTAAATGGTCAGCGTTCTTTACCAATAACGGATTCATTAAGAGCAAAATTGATGCTTTCCTTAGCGATCAGGACGTAAACATCGTTACATCAGTAACTGGATGTATTATCCCTGACTTCGTGGATCTTAACGGGGTTAATCAATACATTCAGACTTTAGTAAATGCTAACTCTCCAGCGACAGGATTATTCTGTGCTATAGATGAACAAGCATTCGACGACATCTGTGCTAATCCATATACAATCGATTTAGTGGGTAACCACCTTATTGACGAATTAACTGGAGATAGAGATTTAGCTAATCCTAGGATTAATTTCTTAAGCTACGACCAGGCTTTAGTTGCAGATTACCTTTATACACAAAACGTGGTTGGGGTTACCGGTTCAGGAGCAACTGCATTTATCGGACCTACTGGTTTAAGCGGTCCAGCAAACGGTACTAAAGTAGGTACACTATTTACCCTTGATGCTGGTACAACTGCAGGTGTTGTTTACCAATCATTTGCAGCATACGATCCTAATGCTTATGCCGGGGGGTTACACTATCTTCAGACTTTAGGAACAGGAGGAACAGCAGGATATTTCCAAAATGCTTCTCAAAAGAACGCATTAAAATCTTTCTTGACTGTTAATTCTTCGGACGATCAGAAATTTATAGTTGGTGTTGTTAATGGTATATCCGGTGCTACTGGAGCTTTAATCAACCAATTTGCATTGCATGATCTGATTAAACTTAAAGTTACCGGAACACAGGATGTTGGAGGTGAGCTTAGAATATTCTTTACTCACCCTCTAGATACTTCTTTCTACAGATCACAAGGTATTACTGTATCCCCTGTTTATACAATCGATTCATATAATACGGGTGCTTCCGGAAGTAATAAGCCTTTCTATAGCAACGCTTACCAATTCGGTAACTCTGATTATTTGGATATCGTTAGTGAAGTTACCCCTAACGGTGTAACTGGACCTAACGCACCTCTTGGAGTTTCCAACGTACTACAAGGATATAATGCTTCTACGTTATTCCAAAATGTTAAATACAATGAGTTGGCAGACGGAGATCAAATTTGGTTAAACTCAGCAGGAACAAGTCTTCAGTACTTGTCATTTGAATCTACCGTAGATAGGGATCAATTTAACTATGTTAACACAAGATCTCACTCTAACATATCACTTGCAGGGAACACAATAAATAACATAACTGGATTTGCTACTGCTTATGCTTCGGATAACATCGGAACACCAGTAACTTCACAGAAAATAGACATAGTTTCTCAGGAAGGTTCAATTAACTCATTTGTTAACTGTACGAAGATTGATACCACTTCATTCTACGTAGTTGAGGATTCAAACGGAAACGTTCCTCTATCCGTTGGAGATTTGGTAGTTTGTACAGACCTTGACATCTGCGTTCCTACCACAGGAAATCAACAAAGCAGATTAGCTAAGATTACTTCAGTTGCTTCTACAACAACTTCAGGAACTTACAAAGCTATCTGTTCTAGACCGGTACTTTACTATTCTGGTGATGGATCAGGATCAAGAGTTCAGAAGTTTAAATCAATCTCTCAGTTCACTAGATCTTTTGATTTCACATACCTTTCTGGATTCACCATGAAAGAATCTCATAGACCTAACGGATCTGATGCTAGAGTCTCTGAAATACTTGATGTTATGTACGACACTAACATCGCTAAGACATTAGCTTCTAAAGACGTTATTTCTTTCAGATACATTGTAGATACATTCTCTGGACAAATTTTACCTAACTCTAAATACCAGTTAAGTAGATTAGCAATGCTTAGACAGCAATCACTTGCGCTTATAAACGCTCCATCGATGGCTCAATTCCAAGCTAGCACCGATCCTAGATTTACTAATGCGCCTACAGCTTCTAATCCTTACCCAAGTTTAAATACTGCTTATATCGCAGACGGAGGTAACTTATCATTAAATCCTTCTTACACATTTAGCTTACCTAGTGAAGCAGAAGGTGCTAAATTCGCTGCATTCTATGCTCCTTATATCACTATCAGAGAGTCTAATAGAAACGTGAACGTTCCACCAGCTGCTATGGTATCTAATAACTTTGTTAGAAAATTCGCTACAGGAGAACCTTATGCAATCATCGCAGGTCAGAAAAGAGGAATCTTAAGCGGAGGTGGTAACATCGTAGGAGTAGAATACGACTTCACTGACGAGGACAGAGCAAACTTAGAACCATTCGGAATTAATCCTATCATTAAGAGAAGAGGAGTTGGAGTGGTAATCTTCGGTAACCAAACAGCTTACCAACAAGTTAACTCTGCATTCAACTTAGTTCACGTAAGAGACTTGTTAATAAGTATCGAAAGCGACGTACAGTCTATCCTTTCAAACTACTTATTTGATTTCAATGATGATTCTATCAGACTTGAAATTAAGACATTGGTTGATAACTACTTGGACGGAGTAAGAGCAGGTGGTGGAATCTACAACTACCAAACTGTTATGGATGCTTCTAATAATACACCAGCAATTATCGATATGAACATGGGAGTTATAGATGTTATTATCGAACCTGCTAGAGGTATTCAGAAATTCATTAACAGAATTACTGTTACAAGAACAGGAGGTATTGCAGCAGGAGGCTTTATCCAATTCGTATAATACGAATTGGAGCCTTTTGGGCAACTAAGATAAATATAAACTGAATATGGCAGGATTATCACATTATCAAAATTCATTATCAGCAATAAACAAGTTCGAACCTGTTTACCTGAATCAGTTCGAGGTTACCGTTATACCTCCTTCTGCTGTTGCTGGCGGAGAGATCCTACTACAACACGTTACGAAGGTTGGTGGACTTACATTAGACAAAAACCCAGGATTGGTTACCCAAAAATATAAGTTTGCTAAAAGGAACTATGCTGGAGCTAAGCCCGATAACACTTATATGGATTTAAGTTTAAGCTTTACCGTCAACTTAAATGATGATAACTCAATGTATGTTTTTAAAACATTGAGACAATGGAGTGACTTAATCTACAATCCTTTAACAGGTGCGATGGGGCTTAAGAATGATTATACTGGTACTATCGTGGTTTCGATTTTTAATAAACAAGGGGACGTTTTCAGAAGAATAACATGCAGAGATTGTTATCCAACTAAAGCCATAAATGAAATGAATCTTAACTACACATCAACTGATATATTCAAGATTGATGATATGACATGGGCAGTTGATTACTGGGAGGATTTATTCTTATAAAAAAACACAAAAAATAAATGGCAGGTTTACCACATTTTACAAACTCTAAAGCCGCGATAAACAACTACGAACCGGTTTATCTTAACCAATTCGAGGTTTTGATCAACCCACCTTCGGGTATAGTAGATGCTAGCACGACTTTCAAAGGAGAGTCTATTTTAACTCAACAGGTTAAGTCCATTGCTGGATTAACTGTAGACATCTTAGCAAACGGAAACGTTGAACAAATGTACAAATTTGCTCAAAGAAGATACGCTGCAGGCGAGCCTACAACAACCGATATGACTTTAACTATGGAATTTGAAGTCAACCTAAATGATGCTAACTCTATGAGTGTTTATAAGATACTTAGACAATGGAGCGATTTAATCTATAACCCCTTAACTGGAGCAATGGGTATTAAGAGTGATTATGTTGGGTCTATGGTTATTTCGGTTTTCAGCAAAAGAGGGGATGTTTTCAGAAGAATCAGAATTCCTTCTTGCTTTTTGAGCACAGCTATTAACGATATGCAGTTGGATTACGAGAATCCTGCTATCTACACAGTATCAGCTTCTTGGATCTGTGATTACTGGGAAGATTTATTCATCTAATATTAATTTCAATAATAATCGAAAGGAGACAAGGAATTTGTCTCCTTTTTTGTTTTCTGTTATATAATAAGAAAAACAAATTAAATACATGGATAATAATATTTCACCAGAGGAAATACTTAGAAGAAAAGAAATAGCAGGGGGATTAGTATATGATGATCCTGTTAGGGAACCAGTTACACAAAGAGAGCCCGAAAATCCTGTTACTCCTCCAGAAACTAAATTCGAGCAACCCGTAATAAGGGAGGTAAGAGAAGTAAGGGAAGTAAGAGAAACTGCACCTCAGGATAAACCGATATCTTCCTTAGGTAAGTCACAGGCTTCTAGTAGACCGCTTTCTTTTGAAATGGGATGGAAAAATATTCCGGCTGACATCTTACCTTCCAAGGGAGACTTTTATCCTGAGGGCACAAAAATAGCCATACGAGCAGCGGAGGTTAGAGAGATAAGACACTTCTCTACCATTGACGAAGATGATAAATTGGACATTGAAGAAAAACTAACTCACATAATTGATAGATGCTCTAGAATGGAGTTTCCTGGTGAAGGTGTGGTTTCTTATAAGGATCTTAAACAAGAAGACAGATTCTTTATAATTATGGCTATCCGAGATCTTACCTTTGTTAAGGGTGAGAATTCTATAATACTGAAACCACAAAAGACTTGCAATCAGAAAATGGATTGTCCTTTTAATGATGGTATAGAATTAAGAACCGGTGCTTTGAGTTCGTATGAGCTAGACGAACAGGTATCTAAATACTATAATCCAGAAACTAGAAGCTTTGTCTTTAACATAAAGAAAATAGAGAAGGTTATAGAACTATTTATACCCAGTATTGGTGTAACTCAGGAAATAACTTCTTTTGTGAGTGAATGCTCCAGAAAGAAAGTTGAAATTGACGAGGGATTTTTAGCAATAGCACCATTTCTCTTTAATGACTGGAGGGATCTGAGTTACGAGAAGATTCTTATGAAAATGAGAGAAAGCGATTATTGGACCAAAGAAGAATTTAGCTTATATTTTGAACTTTCGGAAAGAATCAAGATGGGCACAATGTTAGACGTTAAACAAAAATGCCCGGTTTGCGGTGATGGGGAGGTCACCGCAAAGATCACCTTTCCCAACGGGATCAGATCTCTTTTCCTTATTTCAGATATCTTTAGAGAACTTCTTTGATATTAAGTTTAGACTGTGGAAGGAACACGGTCTAGATCCGGAGTGGATAGAAAGTATACCCTTCTATGAATATCAAATCTGGATCGATAAACTTAACGAGGTCATAGAACAGGATAATGCTCAGGCTAAAGCAGAGGGTGGAATTAAAGAGGTGTTTAGTTTCAGTAAGTAATCTTATTGAAATATATAGACATAATATCCAAACTAAATGGCAGATCCTAATCAGAAATTATTTTCACAAATAGCGGATTTAGGTAGGAATATCAATTCACTATCCGAGTCTATTAAGAAAAATACCTCCGCTACGGAGTCTCTTTTTTCTGCAACAGAGAAATCTGATAAAAAAGAAAAGGAATCAGCTACGGCCTCCAATAAGGCTCCTACGGCTATTCCTAAAGAGAGCGAGAAGAACGATAAATCAATAAAAGATCTTACGAAAGTCATAAGCACTCTTTTAGGAGAGGGTGGGCCGCTGATGAGTAAAATAGCGGGGATTGCAAAAGGCACTAACAAAGGAACTGAAGGATCAAACAAAGATTTCACCAATATTGCAGGAGGACTCAAAGGAATAATTAAAGCATTCCAAGAGGGTGGAGTTGCACAGAAGGAGGGTAAATATCTAGTTGGCGAGAACGGTCCTGAAGTGGTTAAGCTTCCTAAAGGTGCAGGGGTTATACCAATTAACGTTAAGGATATGATGGAGGGATTAAAAAAAGTCCCCGAATTTAGGGATATTCTAAAAAATAGCAAAAATGATAGCTTAGATTTTTTTGATATTGGCAGAAATCCCGTTTTAGTGGACTCTGACGGTAAATGGACAAATTTAAAAAAATTGGTCAATAAATACGAAAAACTTGGAAATGAGGCTAAAGATGAGGAGACAGTAAAATCCATGGACGATATCATGGGTACTATAGAAGATTTTATGGATACTGGTTTTTATAGTATGGATCAGGAGGTTTCTAAAATTAACGGGGAGACTGCAAAGCTTCTTGAAAAAAGTAAATTTACTAAAGAAGAGATACAGCAAAAAGATAAACTGTGGGATCAGATATTGTACGATAGCGCACAAAGGAGTTACAATAATGAGCTCGCAATAGCCAAAGCAGAGCTTTTAGCTACTCAATCCATTTCTGAGAAGAAGGGAGCAGCTGAAAACTTGGGAAAGAAAAACGAGAGTGAGATTAAAGAATCCCCATCAAAATTACAAGAAGCAGAAAGTAAAAAACAGTTAGGAGCAGGGGAAGTCGTAAATCCAGGAGAATCCAAGAAAGATAAGAAAGGTCTATTCTCAAAATCGAAGAAGGAGAAACAGCCGGAGAAGGTTGAAAGCTTAGAAAGCTTAGCAGCCAAAGAACCTGTTTTTGGTAATAAGACAGAGGGGGAGAATAAGGACAATTCTAAGCAGGAGAATAAAAAATCGTCTTTGCTTTCCAAAGTGGGAAAGAGTGCAGAGGGAGCTTTATTTTCAGCAGCTGGTGCGGCTACTGATAAACTCGGTATTGCTAGTCCACTGGCTAAGAAAGGACTCGGTGCTCTTAAAAAGTCAATGGACAACAAAGGGAAAGGTAACGAACCTAAATCTGCTGAGAATAAAACGGAGCTTTCTAAAGGGACCGCTAAAACCCCTTCATTGGTTAGCGATGTTAAAAAGCTTGCACCGACTGCTAAAAATGAATCCAAGGCTGAAAGTAAGGAAGCACCGGAGAGTAAATCTTCTCCGAAGGCTACCAGCTCCGAATCTACACCCAAGGAAACACCTAAATCTGAATCTTCTAAAAAATCTGAATCAAAGGGAGAAAGCACTTCCGAACTCGGAACTTCTAAGGATGTTCAGGATATAAAGAATGCCCTCACTAGGATAGCTTCTATACTAGAAGGTACATTAACCGTTTCCCCCATAGAATCTCCATTTAGACCTGATTCTAGAAGGATCTAAAAATTTATCAAAAAATATTTTTTTTCCTCGATTCTATTTCTTATGTTTGTAGAAATTATAAACTAATGGAGTTATCTACCCTATTGAATTATTCGGGCCGAGAAATTGTTTCCTCAGATTTTGATTTTTTAAATCCTGATTTTTTAAACATCAATAACTGGAGCGTCAAAAAAACTGGAAGCTCGTTTGACATATCGTGGGATCACTCCGATATCATGAAGGAAAGTCCTTTGTATTGGGAAAATTCAAAGGCAATGAAAAACGACTTTATCTACTTACAGATGGCTAAAACCTGGGGAAAAAACTCGCATTGTAAAAGAATGCAGGTTGGATGCCTAATGGTAAAAGGCAAATCGATAATCTCCGACGGTTATAATGGTTCTCCAACGGGATTTCCCAATATCTGCGAGGATGAAAATATGGTGACACTTCCGTATGTTCTCCATGCTGAAGCAAATGCGATAACCAAACTAGCAAAAAGTACACAGAGCTCAGATGGCTCTACTTTATACGTTACATTATCTCCGTGTTTTGAATGCTCAAAACTGATCATACAATCCGGGATAAAAAGAGTAGTTTTTTCGGGTGTTTACAGAAAACCTGAATCCCTTCCTTTTCTGATAGAGGCTGGGATTGAATTATACAGAATTAACCAATTTGACCAAATTTAACAAATGCAAAAAGAGACCAACATCCAAAAACTAGCAGAAGACTTTATTCTAACAAAAACAGACAAATCATTCGGAGACTTATTTAATCGTTTAAAACCTGGTGTATCCAACCATTGTTTTCTGATTCTGAAAGATCCTGAACTAGCGGAAGACGCATTTCTTAACACCATGTCTAAGATATGGCTTAAGATAGATCAGTACGATATGGAAAGGGGTAACTTTTCCACATGGTGCTATAACATAGCCAGAAACGAATCCCTGCTTTTAATGAAGTCTAGAAAAAGACTGATCAATCACGAGGATCTTGATTTAGAGTATCTTTCGTCCAAAAATACCATAGGTGATCTGGGAGGGTTTTATACCATTGAAGACGATCCGGCTTACGGATTTTTTAGTGAAGAAAATACAATTGACTCTGTATACGAATCGGTGCTAGACGAGATTAGATCATTACCTGAAACTTACCGTGATATCATGATAGATCGGGAAATCAATGGTATGAAGTACAAGGATATTGCCGAAAAGTACGGAATTAAGAAAAGATCAATCGCAACAAGGATTAGAAGAGCTAGAGGGAGAATCAGAAAAAAGATGGACGGGAAACATTAACAGGAAATCCAGATATAAAAAATAAAGAATAATATGTGGTTAGCTATATTAAAATTTTTCAAGGTTTGGAAGGATATTAAAATATATCGGGATTACCTTAAAATAGTGGAAAACGAATCTAAGAATTCTCCACTATGGGCTAGAAAAAATCTAAGAGCAGATTGGTTCGGTAGGATTTATACTGTCGTAAATCTCCCGCCTGAAGTTATATTTTCTGCAGATCTCCCTAAGGAGTCTAGACCTTCGTTTGTGATGAATGAGCTGAAATCAACGAATGAATATTTGAAGTCTCTTAATTTGGAAGAGATAATAACTCTCGGTATAGAGCCGGTAAAGGGAACGAACGATGAATCATATCTTGTGGTTTACCAATACGTGTTCAGAGAATTAAGCTGGATATGGATATTCAGATTCATCTTAGAAATCGGATTGATCATATTCGCTATAGCTAATAGAAGTTACCTAATTAATTTGTTTTAATGGATCCTAGACTGATAAGTGCTAAGAAAGAGATAGAGAAGAAGCTCGAGGTATTCAATGACAGAAATTTCACCTTTGATGAACCCTCTCACGTATACAGATACAGTTCATCCAAGTTTGATTCAGTAACAACTTTCCTTAAGACCTTCAAAGTTCCATTTGATCGTGAATATTGGTCTAAGAGAAAGGCCGAAGAAAGAGGGGTGGACGTTTCAGTTGTTCTGAATGAATGGCAGGGAAAGGCCGATGTAGCTAATAGTTTAGGTACTAGAGTACATAAATGGATAGAAGATTTTTGGAGCGGAAATGCTCCAGAAGTTCCTGAAGACGAAGTGCTAAGAGAAAGAGTTGATAAATTCATGGAGATCTACGATAAAAGACTAAGCGTATTGCTTCCCCTTAAATCTGAGCTAAAAATATTCTCAAGGAAATGGAGATTAGCAGGAACGATAGATCAGCCATTCCTTTTTTGGGCAGATGATTTAGACATGCCATTTCTTATAATAGGTGACTGGAAGACTAATGGGGATTTTAAACATGACGATCATCCTAAGGGAAGATATAAAAAATTGCTCAGACCATTCTCTCATCTTTATGAGAATAGCCACAACGAGTATTCTATACAGATTTCTCTATACAGATTAATTTTAGAAGAGGAAGCTAATATACAAACTCACGACGGATTTTTATGTCATCTAGGTCCGGAGGGACCTGCTAAGCTGTATAGAACAAAAGATTTAAGAGAACCCCTAAGAGCATATCTGAATGACAATAGGGTAGATTTTGATATTTTTTCTATAGATTAGAAACATTTTAAGAACCCGTAACTAAAAAAAATAAACATAAAAATAATATGGCAAAGAAAAATTCCGAAAAAATTTCACTAGATCTACAAGGTCCTGGAGCATCATCAGCTATCGACTTTGATACGTTGAACCAAGAGTCAGGTCTTTCTATAGATAAGGATCTTGTTGATTCTTTAGAAATCCAGATCAAAGCTAAGAAAGATGAGATCCAAACTAAGGTTTACGCAGTTTCCCTCAGCGAAGAGCTTTTAAAAAGCTATGAAAACTTCATGGCTAACGAAGCTGAATGGAATGCTACAGAAGCTTTAGGCGTGAAAGAAGTTAATAAGCAGATTCAGAAAATTAAAAAAGAAGGTGTTAAAAGTGGTGTGGTTTACATGCCAGCTCTACCTCTTGAAGCAAGTCACTACTTTATCTCTAAAGGTAAAGGTAAAGGCTTAGCTAGCGCTGAGACTTTTATTAGCTTATATAAGCCTTTCGACCAAGCATTAGGAGATGCTAAGAAAGACGTTGCAGAGATCAAAGATCTTGAAAAACAGCTAGCAGCTGCTATGCAGGGGGTTTCACTAGGCTAAAAATATAACATACCATAAATAAAACCGGGTTCCTTGAAAGAATCCGGTTTTTTTGTTGAGTTTGGTTGTGGATATATAAAGAAACTAAAAAAACAGCTATATGAAAACATTAGAAAAAATCAAAGAATATTCTTGGGCAATAACCCTAGTTCTAGTCCTTATGATTCTATTAAGACAATGTGGTGTTAACAGAGATATAGACAGAATGGAGAAGCAGTCCAAAATACAAAGCGCTTACATAGATTCTATTTGCACAAAGAAAGAAGTTCAGAGGATTGTGGAAATAGAGGGATTAAAAGCAGAAAAAAGAATGATCCAATCCACTGACAGAAAAATTATGGACGTTAACCGTCAGTCACAGATTGATCTAGAGATTAAAAAATTAGAAAATTCTAAATAATGGGAAAGAAAACGACGAGTTATTTTATAATAGGTACGTTCGTTACTCTATATTTGCTTGTTTCGGTAATTTCTACCATACACGTAATAGATTTCTTTAAGCTATCCAATCCAGATTGGTTAGCTATAAGTTTAGCTGTTGCTTTTGAGGTTGGTGCCGCAGCTTCCCTTGCTTCCCTTATAACTTTGGATAAGATGAATAAGGGCATAGTTTGGGGTCTTTTTATAATATTGACACTCATGCAAGCTATGGGTAACACCTATTACGCATACACCCACCTGAGAGATTTTCAGGGATGGATAGAGTTATTCGGCCTTACTGAAGAAGATTTAATCTATCAAAAGAGGGTTCTTTCTATAGTAAGTGGAGCAATCCTTCCGGTTGTTGCATTAGGGTTTATAAAATCCCTAGTAGATTACATTAAACCCACAGGGGAGGAATTAGTTACCGCAGAAGAAAAAGAAGAACCAGCTACGGAAGAAATCGTGGATACGGTAGAGGAACAAACCCCTCTTGATCCGATTATAGACTCAAACGTGGGTTCAGAGCCTTTACCTAGACCAGAAGCTATGGAGTCGATAAATACAGGAAGATATGAGACATCAGTTCATGTCGACCCAATGAAAATAAGCTAACAAGGAGTGTCAGACCAAAATACAACAACATATAATTTTGACGGGGGATCGGCACTTTCAAGTGGCCCTGACTCTTTGTCAGCAGGATCAGCAGGATATGCTCTTAATCCGATGGCAGGGGCAACCGGTGGATTCGATACTGTCTATACCAATATAGCAATAACTAGA